CAATCATTCGCGATTGTGATCATTTTGACCAAGTTGTTGTTCCTGACACTGGTCTTACTGCTCACATATCTTATGTGGGTAATTTTGCAATTACTAATGCTCATGTTCCGTTTGGCCTAGATTTGGCATACACTGCACCAAAAGAAGTTGCTTATTTTCACACTTCATTAAAGGAAAGTAACAAAGCCCCTATCACTTATCAACTCAAAGATTTTAATAAAGCACATGATTGGGCTATGTACACTTACAAAGGTAACAAGACAAAATCTTCAGCTGTTCCCTTCTACGGGGATTATAATGGTGTTGGTGTTATTAAAACTGTTGATGGAATATCTATTGGCCCTGTTGTCAAGAAAGGTGACATGTTTTGGCACTTTATTCCCACCGTCAAAGGACACTCCGGTGCTCCCGTATTAACCGTTGACGGCAAGTTCCTTGGTATACATAAAGGAACTTGTGGGCTTGCTAATATTGGTGTTGGCGTTGAGAAATTTATACCCAGAACTATACTGCAAAATGAAGGTAACGTTACTCTTGATTTTAGCTACCTTGAACCTGACACTATGCCTAAATTAGTTAATCCAACTCCTGAGATAATTATAGCAGCTGCTGAGCTGGAAAATAAATATTATGGTCCTGACTTTGAACACATTGCTTATGTTAAGTATAAAAATAACCCGTATGATAAGCTTCAAGTCGATAAGCTCACTCAAGATTTGGTTGAAAAAAGTGGCTTAAAGTTGCCTGGTCTTTCTGATGCTATTCATTCTATTGCTACACCAACTATAGATTCTATTAATAAAGACTTTGCTAAGTACACTAGAAAACTTGACACAAACATTGATTCGGCTGCTTTTAATAAATCTGCTGAATTCTTTGAACTCTGGATTAAAAGTACTTTTCCTGCAGGTTTCAAAACTATGGAACCAGATGAAATCCTTGAATTTATTAAAGCAAAATCTTCTACAGGTTTTCCAGAGAAACAGAAGTTTTTTTCGAAAGGTGATTACTTAAAACAAAGATACCACACAATACTTAAGTTTATGGAGATGATTCGCAAAGGTGAGGATCCCACTGTTTTCTTTGATCAGGTTGGTAAAGAAGAAATACGACTCATCGAGAAACTTATGCAAAATAAAATTCGTTCTATTAATTCTTCATCTGTTCATACATTATTTGCTGAGAGCTATTTATTTCGAGACTTTGTTGACCAGTTGGCGTCATTACCATTTTTTGTTACTGGGACGACCGCTGGTTGGTCTCCTTATTATGGTTCTTGGCATGAATTATGGAGTTATTTGTCAAAAGACGGTTTGTATAAAATTATCTCTGGTTTAGATTTTGAAAAGTGGGATTCTTCTATAATTGCTGCTATTCTCGCTGTCATTTTCTACTGTATTATTAAGAATATTCGCGATCCTGATTGCGCTGAGGTTGAACAATTCTGGAACTGGTATCGCAAGAATGTTTTGCTTGAAGCAATTTGCATCGTTCCTATAACTGATGACGTCGCCCGCATTATTAAAATTTTCCGTGGTATAAAATCGGGGCAAT